AATTAATGAAGTTGACTTCCCTCCACTTGAAATTTTAATCTTAGATGAAGCTCAGGACTTTACACCTTTGCAATGGTCAGTAATTTATAAGATGGCAGACAATGTAAAAAAAATTTATTTAGCAGGTGATGATGACCAAGGTATTTATAAATGGAATGGAGCAGATCCAAAATACTTTACTACTTATTTTCCTGGTCGCAAAGTTATCTTGAGACAAACAAGAAGGTTTGGTGAAGAGATTTATCGTTTTTCTCAAATCATTAGACGAGGAATTTTTGATAGTGTTGAGAAAGATTATGACTGCTTACCTAAAAAAGGCAGCGTAAAAAGATACCTTAATTTTAGTGAAATACCTTTTCATAGCCTAGAAGGCACTTGGTATATTTTGGGTAGAATTCATTCGACTGTAAATGAATTAAGAATGTGTGCGAAAGATGTTGGCTTATATTTTTCTGATAATAAAGGTAATAAAAGTTTTGACGTAAAACAATGGGAGGCTATTAAAGCTTGGACAAAAATTACTAATAATAAAAAAATTAGTAGGAATAGTGCAGAAAATATGTATAAATACCTAAGAGAACTAAAAGATTTTAATTTTAGGACACAAAAGTTTTGGCAGAATATACCTGAGACTCAGATGTTCGATTTAAAAGATTTGAGAGAATGGTGTGGCTTAGACATGGATAATTCTTTTTTAAAGAAAAAATGGTGGGAAGTTTTGAAAAGAAATTTTAAAGATAATCAGGTAACTTATTTTGTTCAGTTATTGAAAAATTATGGTCAAAAAATATTATCAAGTGATCCCAATATAATTATTGATACAATACATTCAGTCAAAGGTGGTGAAGCTAATAATGTTTTGATTTATTCAAAAACTAACTATGCATCGACCTATGATAAAAAAAGTAAAGAAGAAAAGTCAGATGAGAAAAGAGTTTATTATACAGCCGTCACAAGAGCCAAAGATACTTTACATATTTTATCAACCGATTTCCGATTTAATTATCCCATCGGAAAAGACTATTTAATTTATTTACAGGAGCAATAATGAAACCTTTTTTTCAAGAACTTCGAGTGGGTCAATTTTACAGTCCTGAGCTACATGACATAATTTTTAATCCTGAAACTGAATGGGTAAACTACTTTAACTTTACAGCTTGTCCTATTGAGAAAGAAGTTTTATTTAGAGATCATTTTTATAAGTGGCTATATGATAGACATCCCTATAAAGCTGGTGTTTTAAAAATGGAACATCAGACAATGTACAACTGGCACAAAGATTCAAATAGAGGTGTTACAGTAAACTGTTTGATCAATACACCTAATACTTCATACACTTTTTTCAGAAAAGAGTTTGATGTAAACCATCCGATTATTGAACTGCAATATTTTCCTGGCAGTAGGTTTTTACTAAACAATCAACAAGATCATATGGTTTTAAATTATAATGGAATCAGAATGGTTTTAACTGTGGAATTTTTACAAGATAAAAATGAATTACGCTTTGAAGATTTATTGGAGGAGATAGAAAGGGATTATTATGAAAACTGATATATCAAACATGCTCTCACGCTTTTTTAAAAAATATAAAGATCAACTAGACCCAGACGATTTAGATAAGTTTGGTAATTTATGGAAAGGTTTTTATGAAACAGTTGTTGAGGATGATGTTTGGAAAAAAGGAAGTAAGCATTACAAAAATTTTCACATACAACCTGGTCAATTTATATTGGTTAATAATTTAAAATTTCCTGAAGGTAATGTTATTAAGTACACATCGAGACATAATCAAGAAGGTGGTGGTGGTAAAAAAGACATTGAGAAAGCTATTCACTATTTAGAGATGATAAAAGAAAGAGATTACGAATGAAATGTTGGCACTGTGATACAGAATTAATTTGGGGTGGGGATCATGATATTGAAGAAGAGAATGATCAATTTTGCATGGTTACAAATTTATCTTGTCCTAATTGTGGTACCTATGTCGAAGTGTATTTACCAACAGTTCCAACTGACGAACTTGGCAAAAAAAAATAGAGACTGCTAATGACTAGCCTGCAACTTACATTTAACTTTAAAAAACATATGTGGTCAGCTCCGTGTGAATATAAGGATTTGTCCGAGGCACAGGAAATTGCAATAGATTTAGAGACTAGAGATGATGGAATTAATAATGGATTAGGAGCTGGTTGGGCAACAAACCAAGGAGAGATAATCGGCTTTGCTATCGCTACAGAGGGATGGCAAGGTTATTATCCTTTCGGTCATTTCGGTGGAGGTAACTTAATAAAGGAACAAGTGTTGAAATATATGAATGACATTTGTTCGTTACCTTGCCGAAAAATTTTTCATAATGCCCAGTATGATGTTGGATGGCTTAACGCTTATGGTATCGAAGTTAAAGGAGAAATTGTCGATACCATGATTGCAGGAGCTTTAATTGATGAGAATAGATACACTTATAAATTAAACGCTTTGGCTAAGGATTATTTAGGAGAGTTAAAAGCAGAGACAGATTTAAAAGAAGCAGCTCAGGCTCATGGCGTTGATCCAAAAGCTGAAATGTGGATGTTGCCAGCAGAACATGTTGGATACTACGCTGAACAAGATGCACGGCTCACTTACCTTTTATGGCAAAGGTTTAAACATGAAATACATTCACAAAGTTTAGAGACTGTATGGGATCTTGAAAAACGCTTATTGCCAATACTAATTAAGATGAGAAGAACAGGTATTCGAGTTGATGTTGAAAGGGCATCTTCTTTGCAAAAAAAATTTATTGAAAAAGAAAAAGATATTTTACTTAAAATAAAAAAACTTGTTGGGAAAGATATAGATATTTGGGCAGCAAGACAAATCGCTTTTGGTTTTGATAAGTTAGGTATTTCATATCCTAAAACTCCTAAAAGTGGTGAACCAAGCTTCACACAGAATTGGTTAATAAATTCTGATCAAGATATTTCTAAATTAATTGTACAAGCTAGAGAAATAAATAAATTTCACAATACATTTTTAAATTCAATAATGAAGTTTGAACATAAAGGTAGAATTCATGCCGAAATAAATCAATTACGCTCTGATACAGGAGGCACTGTAAGTGGTCGTCTTAGTATGTCAAGTCCCAATCTTCAACAATTACCTGCACGCAATAAAGAATTTGGACCGATAATCAGAGGACTTTTTCTTCCTGAAGAAAACCATCAATGGGGTTCTTTTGATTATTCACAACAAGAACCTCGTTTGGTGGTGCATTATGCTTCGAGTATTGGTGAAGGTTATGAGGGATCACAAGAGCTTGTCGAAGCTTACACAAAAGCTGACGCTGACTTTCATCAGACTGTAGCTGACTTAGTTGGTATAGATAGAAAGCAGGCAAAAACAATTGGTTTAGGTTTGATGTACGGAATGGGTAAGAATAAATTAGCTAATATGTTGGGTTTAGGTTTTGATGAAGCCAGTGCACTCATTGCTAAGTTTAATCGCAAGGCACCTTTTGTAAAATTATTATCAGATAGATGCATGAAGAAGGCTAACAGCGAAGGAGTCATTCGAACTAAACTTGGAAGAAAATGTCGTTTTGATATGTGGGAAACAAAAGATTTTGGTATTCATACTCCTGAAAAGTTTGAAAATGCTTCTGCAAAATATGGTGCTAGTAATATTAAAAGAGCTTTTACTTATAAAGCTCTAAATAGATTGATTCAAGGATCAGGAGCTGACCAAACAAAAAAAGCCATTGTTGATTGTTATGAGCAAGGTGATTTGGCTCTCTTACAAATACATGATGAATTATGTTTTAATATTTCTTCTGAAGAGCATGCTAAGAAAATAAAGACAGTGATGGAGGGTGGCGTACAACTTAGAGTTCCAAGTGTAGTAGATGTTGCTTTAGGCAAAGACTTCGGTGAAGCGAGCTAGTATTTCGCTTTTGCTTCTCTTATATCCGCTAGAACCAAAGCTTGCTTTATAGCGTCAATTTTTTTTTCAATATCTTTCATCTCAACAGAGTAAACACCACTTTCATTATACATGGCATTCCACTTGGATTCCAAAGACATCTTAGCATTTAACAATTCAGCTATTGCCATTTTCACTTCCTTTCATACTAAAGTATAAAAAAGATTATAAAAGATGTCAATTAGCTTGCATTATCACATTTAAACATATATATTTGTAATTGATATTAATTAATACGAAGAAAGGTTTAACATGATATCATACTTAACAAAAAAACAGTTCATTGATTTGAACGAAAAAGCAATTAAGCTAAATAAAAATAGGTCTATTGAAAGAACTGAATATGATACTATTGCAGATGCTAAGTTGCCTGTTCTGTTTAATATGTTACACAATGATGTAGAAATTAGAACACAAATTGCAACAAGTGAAAACACAGTTGCTTGGTTAGACATGGATATACAAGATTATAATGATCTAAATAAAGCATCCATACCTGATCATTTAAATACCAACAGACCAATTTTATAATATTAATATAGGGTGTGAGAATAATTTTCATATTTTCACACCCACATACATAAGGAAAAAATTATGGATACTACAAAATGGCACACAGTTGCTATAAGAAAAGATTGTTACTACAAATTAAAGGGTCTATGCTCAGTAAAATATAGAAGACCTAATAACATGCTTAGCAAAATGATTGATGAAACAATTCGCTATCAAGCTAAAAAAGAAGGAACAAGTTATGAAGCCTTTTCAGAACAACTTTTAGAAAAAGGAAAAAAATCTAATGTCAGAGACTAAACCCAAATGGGCAGAATTTTTAGTTTACATGGATAATAAAAATTATGCTCCAGGTTATAGAGATGATGAGCAACCTCATGAAGATTATGAAAAAGGTATTTATGTCTCTATACCTACAAGAATCCCTGTAAGAACAGATACTACTTTTGAATATGGTGGTCATAAAATGAAAGCTCTTGTAGTAACTAAGTGTGACCATTTCGATAATCATTTTAGAGTTTTTTGTAGGGAGATAAAATGAAGTGGATTTTAATATTGTTTCTTTATACTGGCGAAGAAATTGTTTATGGTGAGATTGAAGCTTGTAATGTAGATAAAATTTGGAATAAAGTTCAAACATATGAGCAAGAAAACGACATCGATATTCAAGGGTGGGGATGTTATGACGAAAAAACTTTTCTTATAAGACAAAAAGCAAGAGAAGGATTAGGTATTGATGTTTAAGTGGTTTATCCTAACTATTTGGATAGAATATAATAATAAATTGACAATTAAACATATTCCCAATTTTGAATATAGTGAGTGTCAAACAGCCGTAACAAAACTCATCGAGGATTTTGAAGATAAAAATCCAAATAAAAAAATAAAAGCAGCTAAGTGTAACGATCCTGTCACTTGGTTTAAAAAATATAAGTTAAACAAATGGGATGAACTAAAAGATAAGGAGAAATTATGGAAACGCTAATTGTAGGCTTAGTAATAAATCTATATACCTGGAGCAATGCCGATTTTTTTGTGCAAAGAAAAAACAATGAAAGAGAATATACTTGTGTATGGATTGATAAAGGGTGGTCGAAAGCAGATCCAAAGAACCCATCATTAGATATATTTGGATATACAAAATATAAACAGCAATGTGTAATGAAGGAAAAAGAATGAATTTAAAAAAAAAAATTTTAATTTATGAAGTCTGTGAAGAATGTCACGGCAATGGTTTTATCCGTCCTGACAGATTCAAAGATAAAGGAATAGACACCACTTATGTTTGCAACGCCTGCCGTGGCTCAGGTCACTCAGGAGCTCGAACTAAGCTATGAAAACTATTCAAGTCTTTAATGAAAAAACAGTATGTTGCAGGGGTGAAGACTCTGGAGGTCATCCTCTAATTTATTTATCACTTGAAGGAGTTGATGAGGTTAGATGCCCTTATTGCAGTATTGTATTTAAAAAAATTAAAAGGCACTGACCTAGACACACGAACCACGAACCTTTATCTTATAATAAGGGGGAAATTGGTATGGCTAACAAATACACACGAATACCTAACGAAAAATTGTTTGTTAAAGACTCTAGCTACAAAAATTATTCGCATTTAAAGAGCAGAATTATTCAAGAAAAGCTTATTCCTTATGAGTGTGCTATCTGTGAAAATAAAGGTGAATGGAAGAAAAAAAAATTATCGCTTGTACTTGACCATATAAATGGGGTAAAAAAAGATAACAGGCTTGAAAATCTTCGATTTGTTTGTCCTAATTGCGATAGTCAATTACCAACATTCAAATCCAAGAACATCAGATATCAACGAGACAACAATAATTTTAACTTTAATTTAAACGGCTACGATCCCACTATCTATAAAAAAAAGTAAAGAGTGTGAATAGTAAGTAGTTTTTGACTGAGGTATACTATGGTTATGTCTAGTAATAAATTTGAATGGGAAAATCTTCTTGAACATGAAGATGTATCTTTTCTTGTTGATCCCAATGGTATGACACCTGACGAAAAACACGAATTAATCGAAAGTTTATATGTCGATTATCTAAAACTACGAGCAACGAAAAAAACTGACAAAAACATTCTTGCTAATTATAAAAAGATTTTGAGGGAGTTAGTCAAAAACTTTGCTCACTAATGAGCTCTTCTCCTTATCTATATAAAC